GCTGGAATGAAAAAACAGCCGTTAATGATGCTCAACTCTTAGATTTTAACGATGTTAAAAAGATCAAGAAGTTGAGAGATGCCAAAGCAAAAGGAACTGACACCCCAGCAGCGTGAGTTCGTTAAGGAATATGTCACCAACGGACGCAACGCACAAAAGGCTGCAATTTCTGCGGGTTATTCAGCATCTTACGCCAAGAATAGAACGACAGCGTTATTAAACAATGATTTTGTTGCCGAAGCTATTTTGCGTTATAGCCATCGTGCGGCTGTTGATGTTGATCTAACAGTCGGTAAAATCTTGAGAGGCATTATAAAGAATGCTGAAGATGCCCACGCAGAGGGGAAATTTGGCGATTCTACGAAGGCTTGGGAGCTTCTAGGCAAGCACATGGGTCTTTTCACTGATAAGACTCAAGTTGATTTGACAAGCTCTGATGGTGCTGTTACCGCACCTGGTGTTGTCTTTATTGTGCCAGACAACAATCGATCTTACGTAAAACCGAGTTGCAAAGAAGAAAGTGTGGAGGCTAGGGATGGCTGAAGCATTGGCTTATGACCAAGAAACCGTTAATGCGGCTAATCTAATTTTCAGGCCACAACCTGGAAAGCAAACTGATTTTTTATCGACTGAAGCTGATATATGCATTTATGGCGGCGCAGCAGGCTCTGGTAAGACCATGGCGTTGCTGTTAGACCCATTGCGTCATATTGGCAACAAAGATGCGCGTGTCATTACTTTTCGTCGTCAAAGCACTCAAATTACGAATCAGGGTGGTCTATGGGATGAATCATTCAAGATTTACCCTCATTTAGGTGCTACTTCGAATGCTCAACACTTACGCTGGAAATTCCCTAGCGGCGCTCAAATTGGTTATGCACATTTACAGCATGTAAAAGACATCTATAACCACCAAGGTGCCCAATACACGCAAATCAACTTTGATGAGCTCACACACTTCGATCCTGAGCAATTCTGGTACATGCTATCGCGTTTACGTAGCATGGCTGGCGTGAAGGGTTATATCCGCTGTACGTGCAACCCTGACGCTGATTCTTGGGTTGCCGACCTTATTGATTGGTATTTGATGCCAAGCGGTTTAGCAGATCCCGAAAAAGCGGGTAAAATTCGTTATTTCTTCCGTGAAAATAACACCGTTTTGTGGGGTGATTCACCTGCTGAATTAAAGCTAAAACACCAAGCCAATCCTGAAGACATTAAATCGTTCACATTTATTCCAGCTACCATCGAAGACAATCAAATTCTGCTACAAAACGATCAAGCTTATCTGTCTAACTTAAGAGCGCTTGACGAGATTGAGAAGCAGCGTTTGTTATTTGGCAACTGGAAGGTCAAAAAAGTCGGTGGCGTATTTAAGTTAGAATGGTTTAAGAACTTTATGATTCTGCCGAGTAATCTTGATTGCTCTATCATCACATGTGACACCGCTGACAAGACAAAAGAACAGAACGATTACACGGTTTACCAATACTGGGGCATGAAAGATGGTAATGCTTATCTTATCGATCAAGTGCGCGGTAAGTTTGAATATGCTGAAAAACGTCAATTGCTATTATCATTTTCAAACAAGTACAAGCCTCGTACCGTTTATATTGAAGACAAAGTATCAGGCACATCACTTATCCAAGAGCTGCAGCGCGAAATGCGTGGCTCAGTGTCAGTAAAACCAATCTCTCGCTCTGTTTACGCTTACAATGAAAAGCGCGGCAAAATGCAGGTTAAAGATAAGCTCATGCGCGCTCAAGAAGCTGTGCACTATATCGAAGCTGGCCGTGTTTTTCTCAATCCAGGCGCAGATTACTACCCAGAATTTACTCAAGAAGTTCAAAACTTTTCACGCGACATGTCACATCGTCATGACGATCAAATTGATCCAATGTGCGATGCCATTGACAAGTTATTTATCAATCCAGATGGTCTTGCCACTCAATCAAATAGGCCAAGATTAAGTCAGAAAATTTGTTAGGAGATTGTCATGGCTAAATTAACTACAAAGAAGCGAAACAAATTACCCAAGAGTGCATTTGGACTGCCAGAAGAAGAAAAATATCCCGTAAAAACCATTAAAAACGGCAAAGTGGTGCCAAGTAAATCTCATGCCATTAATGCGAAAGCTCGCGCAACTCAGATGGCCAAAAAAGGCAAGTTGAGTGCTGCTGAAAAGAAAAAGATTGATGCAAAAGCTAATAAGGTTTTAGGAAAAAGCGCCACAAAGAAAAAAACTGCTACCCGTAAACGCACTGTCAAACGAGTTACCCGTAAAAAATAAGGAAATATCATGAGTAAAGAAAAAACTGTTGAGAAAAAGAAAGCTGACAAAGCTGAGCCTATTGTTGACAAAAGTTCTGAGAAGGTCGATGTCGCTAGCGAACTCAAGCATCAAATAGAGCGACTTGAGATCGAAATTAAAGCGCTTAGAGAAGAGAACATTAAGCTTGAGCACATGGCTAAAAGTCAAATGGAAAAAGACCTTGAGAAAGAATTAAACGCGTATCAATCACATTCCAATCTGACTAATAAAGAGTTCATCATGTTTTTGAAGGATCAAAGTGTTCCGCCAGATTATCTTGTCCTGCTTGATGATCGCGATGCTGATTACTACATGCGTCAGCACGATGGTAAATACATTAATGTAGGTGCCATGTGGCAGAAGTTTAGAGAAATTCCAACAAAAGAGCTTCAAGAAAGAAAGAAACAAATTTTAGGACGATAAATCATGGCGACTAAGCATCCCACTCCGGTAATTATTAAGGCTCAGTATGAGGCTTATAAAGAAAAACATCAGGACAGCTTTGACCGCGCTAAAGAGTGCGTTGAATTTGTTGAAACTGGCTGCCAGTGGGATGAAAAGATAAAAGCGGCTCGAGCAGAAGCAGGCAAAGAAACGCTTGTGGCTAATGAGTCGCTTAAACATCTTAGAAATGCCCAAGAGCAATGCAATCAGATTAAATATGGACTCAATCTGACTGCTACCAATGATCCAGATGGTGACAACATCGAAGAAACCAATGCGTTCAAGATGATTCTATCTGACATCATGACGGGCGAGTCCAGAACGGATACATTTCGTGGGTCAATCAACAATGTTTTATCTCGCGGCCGTAGTGTTTTGTTTGCAACATATGCTTATGAATCGAGCGAGACACTTAACAAAGAAATTGTGATTAAACGATCAAAAGATAATTCAACGTTTTTCTTTGATCCAAATGCTCAAAGCCCATGTAAGGAAGATGGCGCTTACTTTGGTTTTTCTAACACGCTATCTGGCAAAAGATTAGTTAGCCTTATTCCTAGCTTGAAAGGCAAGGATGTTGTCAAAAAAGAAGACAACGTTGTGATTGATTATTTCTATCGTGTACCAACGCCATGCTTGTTTATTCAGCTCACGACGGGTGTTTTTAAACGAGAAGACTTGCTTGAGTCAGGCGATGTTCCTTTCAAAGATCCAATGGGCGATCCTGTTACGCAAAAAGGCAATTATGACAAAATCTATTTTCAGCGGATTTGCAATGAAAAAGTCATTGTTAAGCCACAAGAATTTCCTATTGATGATGTGCTGCCAATTGCATTTGAATATGGCTTGACCGTTTGGACAGAGGATAAAGGTGAGCAATCTTTCCCATTTTCTTATTTCTTGCAAGATTCTCAACGCTTGTACAACTATGTTATTTCATCATTAGCAACAACTGTCAAAGCATCGACTGCAGACAAGTATTTGCTTTCTGCTTCACATGTCGAAGGTGAGCAGGCTCAAAAAGAAGCGCAAGAAATCAATTCAAGAGCTGGTGCATTTATTTTTGATGGGGATCCTCAAACAATTGTTCATCTTGCGCCAAATCCAGTTAATGGCAATTTGTTAAACCTTGCATCCGTTGGTAAGTCGACAATGGACAGTTTGTCCGGCGCGATGATGACATCAAATCCAGTGGATGGAGGCGGTCAAATAACCGGCGTTGGCTTAGATAAGCTCACTGCACTGATGAATGCAATGCTTTCGCAAGTGATTAAAGCGCATATTCATGCGATCAACGTAATTGGTAAAGCCGTCCGTCAAATGATTCCCAAAATATATACTGAGCAACGAACGCTAGTGGTGGCTGACCCTTCGGGCGGTAAACAAAGTGTTCAGATTAATGTACCCATGGAGTCAGGCAACGGCTTTATCAATAATATTCGCGACATCAACAGTGACTTTCATTATGAAATCACCGCAAGCGTTGACGATGAACAGAAAAAAGAGGTAACCCTCAATGCCCTCCAAGCTTTATGGCAAGCTGATCCTGCGACTGTTAGTCAGACTGCTGATATCTACGTGCGTAATCTTGATATTCCTGATGGTAGTGAACTAGAGCGCCGTATTAGCTCAAATATTCCGCTGCAATTAATTGAATACTCTCAAGGCAAGATATCTGACCAGCAATTCCAGCAATGGCAGCAGCAACAGCAAGCACCGCAACAGCAGGTTCAGCAGTTACAAATGCAGCTAGCACAATCTAAAGCGCAAAATGAATCGTTGGAGTCTCAAGTTAAGCAGTTCGACGCGCAAACCAAGCGACAGGAAGCTCAAACCAAACAATTTAGCATGTTGCAAGAGCTGCAAATCAAGCGAAATGAGCTTGAGCTACAAGCAACAGCGTTACAATCACAAGCTGATAGTACTGAGCGCGACAGGATGCTAGAAGCTGCTAAAACGGACGTTTCAAACCTGAATGCTCAGATTAAAGCGCTACAGTCAGGAGTAATGACAGCTTGACGACTATTCCATTCAGCGCAGGTTCAATGCCCGATATAGAAACGCAGTTTGAAAATCCGCGTTTGCTTAATGCGTTTATCAATAATGAAGGTGGAGCTAACACAGTTCACAATTTTCCGGTGCCAGTTCAACTTGCAGCGTTATCGGATGTGAGGCAAATATTCTCAAGTGGGTATAACGGCGGCATTTATATCGTGGCCACCAATACCGGGATTTATACGGTAGACAGTTCAGGGACAAGCCAATTTGTGTCGAGCATTCCTTATTCGGCACTCCCTGTGACCATTTGTGAGAATCTTCAGTATCAAGTCACGATCACTGACGGTGAGAATGCTTATGTCTATTCACAGAAAACAGATAAATTCCAGCAGCTCAATGATGGGTCGATTGCTGGGTTTGATTTAAAGAACCCCAATAGCTGCACTGTGCTTAACAGCTTTACGATTATTTCTGATGCTGACAGCAATATGTGGCAAGTCTCAGGCGCTAATAATGCTTTAAGTTGGAATGCTTCTGATAAACAGCAAATTGAAAGTGTGGCTACTCAACTTGTTGGTGTCTGCTCATTCAAAAACAATTTAATCATTGTCGGTGCCGATGCTGTAGAGCGTTGGGTGCCAAGCGTTGAAGCGAATGAATACATGTTCCCATTTCAGCGTGATGATAACTTTAGAACCGACTATGGGGCTGCAGGCTCAGGATTGATTACCAGTGACATTGATGAAGTAACATTTTTGTCGTCTGATTATCGTGCCATTGTCATTGATGATAGCGGCACAACCACTGTCTCAACACCTGGTATGAGCGCTATTTGGGAAAGCCAGTATGCCGATGAAATAGGCACAGCAATGGCCTCATTCTTCAGTTATAAGGGTTTATATTTCATTCAGTACACGTTTTCAGATCGCGGCTGGGTTTATTGCATGGATACTCAGAAGTGGTGTGAGACAACCGAATTATTCCTTGGTGCAGATGGCGCGGTCGTAAAAATCGATGGGGTTTACAATCTGACCGACCAGCAAGATGGGTATCGAAGATTAGTAGAGATTATTACCCCTGATTTACGATTTAACGATGGTGCGAACAGCTATCGAAGCGTACTTAATGCAGTTCGTGCCAGCATCATTCAAGGTAGGTCACAAAAGACGCAGCCTGACTATCTTGAGCTTTCCATTTCCTGTGACGGCTTAAAATGGGGCAATTCTGTCAAATCTGTAATCGGTAAAACCGGTGAGCGCGTTGCCAAAACCCAATGGCGATTGTCCATGGCAGCTAATCAATTTGGCTTCAGACTTCGCTATTACGGCGACCAGGAATTTATTTTGTATCAACTCGACGGGATATTTAATCCACCCGTCCAAGTAATGGAGAAACCCACATGACGGATGTAGCAGACAACAACACCGATAATGACGTGGATAATATGCCAGACCAAGAAGAAAAGAAGTTTAGCCAATCAGATGTCGAAAGCATCGTGAAAAAAAGGCTCGCTTCGGCAAATCAAAAATTTGAGCAGAAAATGCAGGATACGCTGGCAACACATGCAGCTCAAGCGGCTAATGATGCCACCATGCAATCTCAAATGGCCAATCAAGCGCCTCCTGCTACTAATAATGTTCCACAGGGAACGTTACCGCCTCAAATGGCTGATCAGAGCCAAATGTCAGGTCAACCTCAAGAGCAAATGGTGCCTTTGTCTCAGGTTCATCAACTAGTGGGCCAAGTACAAGCTCAGCAACAAAATGATCAGAAGCTAACTAACTATGCGCAAAAGCTTCAAAAAGCTGGCGAAGAAGATCCAGAGTTTAAGCAGTTGCTCGATAATAAT